TGTTTAGCTTCTGTTTCGATCTTATTCAAATCCGCAATTGCTGGGGCTTCATTAAGATCAATTTTAAGCGTGTTTAATTTTAGAACTTCGCTAGTTGCTTTTTGCAATCCAGTTGTAAGACCACTCGCATCAAGTCCAAGATTTATTTTTATATCATCTGCCATGGCGTCGGCGCTCCGCGTTATATTGTTCTTTTTTGTACGTGATGTTGAAAGCGTACATTTGAATTACATCGAGTCTTGAAATTTCGTAATACAACTTCATGAATTCGCCAACATTGCCATTCGCAACGCCTTTGAAAATAAAGTACTTACTCATTAAATCCTTTTCCAAATATCGCTCGGCCTCGCTCTCTTCTTCTTCAAATTCCTTGTCGTCTGCATCGTTAAATACTGTTAGTTCACTTAAGTAGTACTCAACTAATTCGGATTCTCTTGCAAACTGTCGAACGAAAAAATTTAAGTTCCTCCAGAATACCATCTAAATCTTGGTTTTGCCAAAATTCTGAATCAATCTCGCTTTGAATGCCAGCTAATAATTCTGGATTTGTAATTTTCTTAGTGTTCACAACGGTTTTCACAAGTGTGAATATTGTAGGAATTGTGCTTGTGTCTACATTAATACACTCAAATAAATCACGTCTTACTTTTAAGTAAGCATCTTTTACTATTTCTTGAAATCTAAAATCGCCCATAATTGCCGTAAAAGCATCCGTTCCCTTGCTTAAGTCGATTTGTTCTTGCAAGTGTGGAACGCTAAAAACTTTCTCCATGATTTCTTGCTCTGCGGCTGCTTGTGCGCCTTTAGTGTTTGCAAGTTCTTGGAACATAGGGGATACTTTGTCAAATAGTGCGGGCGTTAAGATTGTGAACAAAGGCACTTCATGTACTTCTTCATTTAGATAAAATTTCATACTGTCTCCATGTTATAAAATAAGGGGCGGGCTTACCGCCCCGTTGTTAAATCGAATTACTTACTGCAAGTGATCCAAACTTCTCTGTATCCTGTGTCAACTGGAATTGTTACCGCTGCTGCTGCTGAAACATAACGCACGTCAAATAATGCCGTTCCAACTGTTATTTGTACATCGTTGTTTACAACTTCGCCAGAAACTTTTGGTTTTGTATATTTTCCAGATTCCATGTCAAAAGAACCTGTGTCTTGTGCTAATTTACAAAGCATTAAAACTACTTTGCGCTTTGTTGTTGGTGAGCTTCCTGAATCTGCTAACTTACCACCGTACACAATTTGTAAAAGTGTTTGACTGTTTGCTGTTCCTGAATTGAACTTTACGCCGTCTTCATATTCACCAGAGTCATTAGTTGCTTGTTGAACTGGTGCGTATGCATCAAAAAACGTTGTCAATTCTGGTGAATCTTCGTTTTGATCTAGTGTGAAGTTAGTTCTTGAAACACTTGTTTTAACTTTCTTTGTGAAAGATACTAGAAGCGTTGCGCCAACGGTTCCGTAAACTTCGTCCGCTGTGTAAAATGCGGAGTAATTTCCGCCGCCTATAACTGCCATGATATTATCCTTGTTTAATTAGTGAGAATGTTCTTTTCAAATATTTCCAATTTCGTTCGCTTTTATCTCGTTTGTACTCTCTTATCAATAGTTTTGCATTTCGAATGCCTTTCTTTTCAAAATCTTCTTCTTCAATCATATAGCCTTCATGATAAAGCATGATTTCAGTATCCGCCCACGTATGTTGGTGTGCATCTGAATCAATTGTTTCATGACAGATTCCGCTCCACTTCAAACCAGCCGACCGTTTATGAAGTCTCATATTAGGATTTGAATATCTTTCTCTGATTTTATCACCACGATTAAGCAATCCGTAGACAGTCACATAACCAGCCACAGCATCCGTCTCGTCTAAAGCATCAAGAAACGCCCACAAATCAACGTGGGGCGTTGTTAAGTATTCGTCTGAATCAATGTGTAGAATCCAGTCGCCTTGTGCGTATTCATCGCATTTATTACGCAAATAGCTAAAATCGAATTGTTCTTCAAAATCATTGTAATTCCATTGCAACGCCACAAGATTTGGAGTCACGCCAACTTCTTCAAATGTCGGTTCTGTTAATTTTTCATCGTAGTTGGTTTTCAATGCAATTACTTGCACATTGTCAATCGGCAACGCTTTACGCCATCTTAATAAATTGTCATTATCTTCATAAAGTACACAAACAGTCAATCTCATTTTAGCTCCTATAGTACAATGTTCTAAACGTCATGAAAGCAACGCCTTTTGTTTCGTCATCTGAAAAGGTGACGGCTTGTGAATCTACAAAGTGCAACGGTGCAAACTCTGTACTTTCGAAATCAGTTACATAGCTTCCTAAATCTAAATTTTGAAGCATATATTCCACTTTTTCGCAAAGATCAGCAAGCGCATTTCTTAGAACCGCCTTTTGCGTATTTGATTTCTTGACTTGAACACCAACTAGCATATAGATATCTAACGTTCCACGATTTGCAAAAGCCGAATCGTCTTCCATGAGTTCATTCTCTCGTGTGTCCGCTCCACTTAAAACCCCTACAAAATCAAAGCCGTATGTATTCCATTTATCAATCTGTACTTGATCGTACACTTTTACGCCTTGCATTTTGCGAAGTTGCGTTGTTATTGATTCGATAGCCGCTGTCTCTCTTGCCATGCTCTTATTCCTTGTATTACTTTTGCTTTAACTTCTTGTTGAAATTGATTTGACGCTTTGAATTTGTCGACTGCAGGCGCAAAATATGGACGTTTTGGTATTTGAACACCGCCTTTCTTTTCCACGTGTAAAGCAAGATTCTTAAAATACGGCTGTTTGGTTTCTTTGAACTTTGCCCAAAAGTATTTATGCATTCGTCCTTTTGACTTTATGAAACCGCCATATTCTTGAATTGCTGCATACGGTAAACTAGATCCGTATTCTAATTGATAAAAGTTACCAATTGAACTAGTTTTGAATATATTACCAACGCCGCCACGTGAAAAGCTTCTAAATAAACCTCCAGTATTGATTTCAATTTTTGCATTTGTACTTGGAGCAATCCTTGTCTTCAATCCAGTATTTACCATGTTAGCACCTATATAGGCTTGCATGATAAAAGGAAACCGTAATAATTGATCGTTTATTATCGGTTTCAAATCACTTTCTAATTGGCTAATATTAAGCATCTTAAACCGTAGGGATTACATACTTAGCAAAATACTTTTGCCATTCAATTTTCTCTTTAAGACTATTCGAAACCGTCTGTCCAGCGCCACCGCTTGAGATTGAACTTAAACCAAACCAATTGCCACCTTGTGGCGACTGCTTGTAAATCAAAGCCGCCATTTCTGCAATGCCTTGTAAGATTTGATAAGGCATATTTGTATCCGTCCATCCTGTTGACAAAGTAGCTTTGAATTGTCCTGTTGACTTGTTTCTGAACACAATATAGTTTGCATACGGTTCTTGATTGAATACATAATCTGAACCGCTGTAATTTGCATACGTTGCAAATTCATTTTCACGCCATTGCAATGCTGTAAGCGTCGTGTTTGCATTATAAGGAACAAACTTCCACCAATGAGAAGCATCAAGCCCTTGCTGGCCTTTAGAAGCCAAAAACTGATATTGTATCGTACTTGTTCGCAAAGGCTGACCGCAATAGCTTTCAGCCTCTACGTAACAAGTTGTAAATACATCATCGAACCAAGTATACAAGGCAATCTCCTCTGCGGTAGGATCGCCAGAGGTTTCCATATTAAGAAACTTCATGAATGCTGTGAACTGCTTTGGATATGCGCTTGTATATGGCATTTTATTTACCTATTTTTTTTGGTTCAACTTTAGGAGCTTTTGCAGTTGGTAATTCAACTGCTTTGCCTTCTTTGATTAATTGTTCTGCTATTTCTTTTGGTAATGAAGTCTCATAACCAGCCGAAATACCATTGTAAGCTTGTGTTAAGATAATACTATGTAACATAAATGTATCCTAATTAGGTTGTAGATGTCTTAAGAACACCGATTGCGCTTGGTGCAGGGAATGCAAAAGCAACTCTTTCAACAACTTCAATACCTTTTTGATGTGTTCCACCAAGACCAGTTGCGCCAAAGTACTCTTTGTATTCGTTTACAGTTACATCTTCACGGATTCCCATTACAGAGAATTGTGCAAAGTCTGCATAGAATGCACTTGCTGTGTTCGCTGCGCTTGTTGGGAATAATGAATCTGGAACCACGTGCATAGGACGGCCAGTCGGTGTAAAGTATGTGTTGTTTGTTAATGCTGTTAAGCCTATTGAAGTGATTTCAATCGGGCGAACTTGATCATAAACTGGACGGCTGCCAGCTGTTTCTTTCATTAAGAAGCCGAAAACTGATTGAGGTACAACAAACACGCCATTTGCACCAACTCCAGAATTAACACCTAAGCGCAAGTTCCATAAGTCAGTCCATGAGATTTCACCGAATGTATCTTTACCAGAGTTATTCGCGCCACCTTGGCGAACTGTAGTTGTTCCTGAAATTCCTGTTAAGCCTGTAAAGTTTGGTGTGTTACCGTCGCCATTGAAGAATTGCTTGTCTTCTGTTTCTGCTAAAGCACGGCCTAAACCGTTTATGATATAGTCTAAGAATGCTGGCGTAGCGTCTTGAAGTTGTTCTTCTGAAACAATAGCACCCGCAACGATTTTCTTTGCAGTCATTGCTGTTGCTGTGAAGAAGTTTGTTGAATCTGTAAGTGTTAAGCCAGAACCTTCAGCAACTACAGCGCCTGTGAACGCTCCAGAGCTTACAAGATTTTCAGTTTTGCCACGCATTGGATAGATTTTTGCAAGTGCTCTAGCATATCCAAATTGATCAGCAAAAGACATGATTTCTTCAATCCAGAATTGAGGAACTGCAGCGCCACCTTGTGAAGCTGTTCCTGTGTTGAAGTTTGCACGTGTGATATATCTTTCATTTGCTTTGCGTGCAATTTCATCTGCAGCGCCTTCACGTCCTTTGTGAATTGCTAAGATGTAATCTGAAACAACACGAGCTTGTTCGCGACGTGAATCGTGATCTGCTTTGATTTGAACAAATCCGTTTGACTTACCTTGATTAATTGGATTTGCTGTTCTTAAGGTATCTTGAACCTTTCTGTTTACAACTTCTTTAAGTTGATCTGGTGTTACTATTAAATTTTCCATTTTTCAAATTTTCCTTTATTGATTTAGATTAAATTCATGATGTCATCTGTTGACAATTTTGTCAAGGGCTTGATGTTTATTGAACGTGCGCTTTCGCTTATGATAGCTTTGTTGATTGTTTTGTAACCGTCTTGAATCATGCTTAAGCCTTGGCTTATTTGTGCTTGTGTTGAAGCCGCAATCTTTTTACCTACTCTTTGAATAGGAGCTTCTACGCTTGCTGTTGCAACTTCTGGAGTTTCAACTGGAGCTTCTACGGGCGCAACTTCTGGAGCGTTGCCGTTTAATACTTGAAGCATAGCTTCTGCGGCTGCTAGGGTGCCAGCTTCGGCGGCTGCAATTGCTTCTTCTTCTGCAATGCCTAGCTCGTCACGTAAGTATGTGAGGGCGGCGTCTTGCAATATAGGCAAGAAGTTGTCTGTTATTGCTTGTGTTTGTTCTGGGGTTAACATTCTGTTGACCTTTTTTAATTTGTTGAAAATTGTTTCTAGTTTAAGTTTTATTGATTTTTTGATAAGAGCTTCTCTATTTGCGGGAATTGAGACTACACTAAATTCAACTAACTCGGATTTAGTGTAGACTGTAATTCTTTTACCGTCGATTGTTTGTTCTTCGCTTTCAATTGGAATGATACCAACCGACACGGCACGAACATACCCAGCCGCTACCAAGTCCGCAACTTCGCAAGCTTCATCTGTTATTCTATGAAATTGCAAAGTAGCTTCTAAGTTTTCGCCGTTCATGGCAAAACCTAGGCATTTGCCTATTGGCCAGTCATCTGAATCGTGTTGCGCTAAAACAATCGGATTGTTCAAGTATGCTGTGTAGTCTATTCCACTTGGAACTATGATTGTTCCATAGCGATCAACTTCTGGAGTCGACACTACAAAAGTGTAGATGTCTTGAACTACGTTTGATTCTTCATGTTCGTAATAATCTTTTTTTATAAGATCAAATTCTCTTTTTATTATATTCATTTTATATCTCTACTGGGAATAATTGACACCTACAATTAACTGCATTCGAAGCGCTTAAGCCCTCACCAAGTGGACGGGGCGCTTTCTCTACGGTCGTTGCTATGATATTACCGTCTTTATCTTTCTTTTCTGTTATAACATCAAAGTAACCGTCTTCGCCTTGTGTTTGCCCTTCCATCGCTGCATGGCTAGGACGTACACGGCCGTCTCTTTGTGTTAGCCAGACCATCTTGTAACCTTGACCTTTATAAACACTATATTGCATTCCGCTAGTTACATTAGCAGCGGTTGTGTTTGCTATCATATTTACACGACTTGTCTTAAGGCTTGCAAATTGCTGTTTTAGAATTTCTCTTAATTCTGCGCTTGATTTGCTTGCATTGGCTGCTAAAGTAGCTTGAACTTCGCTTCTAATTACTCCGATTGAATCGGATATTTTTGCGCTGTTTTCATTAACTAAAGCTGTGATTTCTTGGCCTGTTTGGCTTGTTAAATCTTCAATGCCTAAACCTAAATCAATAAGCAATCTTTGTTGAACTCTGTCACAAGCTTCTTGAACCGTTGCATCAAATAAGTCTAGTTGTTCATTAGTCACGTCTAAAGTAGTTGCGCTTATTCCTTCATTGCGAACAATATCAAACGCTTGGTTTTCAAGTGTGTTCACCATACCAGAAACAACAATCTTTAATTCATTTTCAGTTGCTGTTGTAAGTGTATCGTAATTACGCCAGAATAAATCTTTAGCGTTGGCCGTGACTAAGTTAAGACTTCTATTTGCTAGCTGCGGAGCGGGCGCTATTGGTTTTGGTTCTGTACTTATTGTCAAAGGAATAAGCCCGCTACCTATAAGCGGAATATTACCACCCTCTACAGCATCATAGCCACGCTCTTTTCTTGCATCATTAATAGTCTTGATACCCCATTTTAATTCAAATTCTTCTTTGCGCATATCCATTTCGGGATCAGCATACGCATACGGCACGGGTTCTATTAGGATATCTTCTTCAAAACGTCTAAAATGCCTAGTAAATTCTTCAGCAATATAGATTGCTTCTGGATCGATTGTGTTCTGTCTAAAGATTGCGAATTGCACTTCTGCTGTTGCTCTGTTTTGGAATTCACCTGTTAGCATCCCGGGCGGCACGCCAAACACTTGGGCAATTTGCGCCCTTGTGTCTTTGCTAACTGAATCGTAATTAATTCCTAGTTCACTTTTTGGAGGTAATTGCAATTGCATCCCGCCACCTAACAAGGCACGCAATTTATAGTCTGGTAGTTCTTCATTCCATGAAGATTTTAGCTTGTGCCATTCTTCAATATCGAATCTTTCAGGGAACGTCGCTATCAAAGGCGGCACGGCATTATTTGCAAAAAGCCTATGTAAGTATTCACTTACTTCAACGTCGATATTTGCATAATCAAGAGCAGCCGTAACCAGACCAACTCCAAACATATTCATGCCTACAATCTCGTCTGGCCTAGCCGCTGGGTGTACTCTTGCTAAGTGAATCACTTCATTTTCTGGAATAGGGATTAATCCATCTGAAACGCTTTGGTAGGTATATCCTTGTACAAAATTATCCCCGCCCATTATAACACGTACTCTTGTAGGATTCAAAACCCACATTTGAAGCGGTACTTTGTAGCCTATAGTTGGCGTCCATATAAAGCAATTACCGTTTATTGAAAGCCAATTTTCAATAAAACTAAAAACTTGTGAACGTGTAAAATACGGATTTGGATTTGCTATTAAGTGAGCTGCCCAATTATCGTTACCAAGTTCAGACTTTGTAAAGTTGTGTTCTTTGAACGTGTTGAACTGAATAGCACTTAAAGCATTTGCTCTGTGTTGTAAACACGCAAACACCGTGCCACGCAAACTCATTGCAAGCTCGTTACCTTGTGGAATAGAAGCAACTTGTCTATATCCTGAATACGATTGATATGGACGTTGTAGCCTTTTGCCACTAGGCAAAATAGCATTTGAAATTCTTTGTCTGATATCGTCAAGTAAACTCATATGTATATGCTCGGAGTTTTGCGAATAGCATTAAACGCATGGCTAAGTGCGTCTATATAATCGTCGTGCCTATCTTGTGGCGTTCCTGTAAAGCTCAAAAGTTCATCTGTAAAGTCTGGATCTAAGTGTCCTACATGATATACAAGGCCTTGCTCGTATCGTGCTTCAACTGGCTGAAACCTTGTAATTTTATCACGTGTTGAAACAACACCAACAACATTCATTTTTGTATTTCTCTTAAGTTCTTGCACCATATACGCTTGCGCTTGGTTTGATTCGACCGCAACAACGCGGGCTTGCCACTTTGATTCCATTGCGATAATTTCTGCACCAATTTCTACAAAGCTCCAGCGCCCTCGTTTTGCGTCAACAACCACTATTTCACCTTGTGAAGTCGTGCCAATTGTAACGATCGCCGTATAATCCGCTGTTTCTTTTTGTGAGATTGCAAGATCGACACCAATATAATAAGCCGTGCATTGTTTGTTATCTGAAATCTTGATCCAATCCCGCTTAACTTTACTAGCGGAACGATCGACATATTCCGCAAGGAATTCTTGAGCGAAAACAACTGACGGCATCTGTTCCTTTTGGCGATCAATCTCGGATTCTTTAATCTGTCCGCCCTCATAAGTTGAGTAATGGAACGATTGCCAATCGGAGTATATATTTGAATTCTGGTCGACTTCATAAAAATGGTTTTTGCCTTTTGGTGTCGAAAAGAAATATGCATCGCCTTCATAATCTGCAAGCATTGGACTTATTACAAAGTTCCAAGCGTCTTCAGCATTTGGGCAGTGAGCCCACTCATCTAAGATCACTCTGTGGAACTTATTACCGCGCAAACCGTCCGCACGCCAAATGCCTTCTAAATTCAATTGCGAATTACCTAGTTTAATTTCGCCGTCTTTGAAAGTCGCTCCAAGTGGTGCGAATAATTGTCTTGCTTCATTTTGCCGTCCTTTGAGTTCCGTGTAACTGGGGGCGGTGTAAAGAACCATCGCTCCATCAATTTCCAGCATCTTTTCAAGGGCCAAAGCAAAAGCAAGATAAGATTTACCAAAGCGACGCCCGCACCGAATAACATTAAACCGATTCCGATTGTTAATGATTTCAAGTTGTTTTGCATGAGGTTTAATCCTGACTATCGTTTCCACTTTTGCCACCCCACTCTATTTTCATTACGTTCGCTTCTTGAACATTTGTATTCAAATGAGAAAGCAAATCAATAAGAACCTTCATTGCTGCCATGTCTTCCTTGTCTAAAATCTTTTTATGAATCAGCATATGAATAACTTCTTGGGCAATAGTCTCTTTTGTTTTTCCGGGCTTTGCAAGTTCTTCCGCTGCTATCTTTGCCAAGTCTTTAACGTACACAATAGAACCCGACGGGCGGCCTTTGTTGTTTCTATATTCTGGCTTGTTCGCAA